AAAACTATGAGGCCGGTGGGACTGCCCTCCAGACGGGCATGCCCGTCTTCCGTTCAGCCCCACCGGCCAAGGTGGTTGTCGCAACCGGCCATGGTGGTTGTCGCTCAACAGTGGTGCCTTCGCCCCGTCCATCGCAGCATCATATGCCGCGCGAAAGGCCACAGACCCATAAGGCCCCGGCAGATAGGTCGTCACGCTTTTTCTACGGAACCGAAAGCGGGTCTTGCCGTGCCGGTCGATAATTCGCTTGACGCCGGGATATGGGTTCTTTCGCGCCGTCATTTTAGCAGCCGGTCACAGGGGTTCTCCTGAGCTAAGGGCACGCCCACGGGGAAGATCACAACCTTGCGCGCATTGTGGTCCACCTCTACGCGCCCAACAGCGATTCCAGCCGCTTGCACTCCTTTAAGGCTCCGCTCGATTTCAGCCTGTGTGACACTCGCAGTTCGTTTTGTCATGCCCCACCCCCTGCGCTGCCCTGCGCCCCTTGTTCCACCATGTTCAAGGGTTGCAGGTATACGCCGCCGCCCTCGATCTCCGGCATGTTCTCAAAGGCCCGGATTTCATTTGCCGACAGCCACCCCCCGTTCCGCCCGACCTGATAGGCGGCATAGCGCGCCGTCAGATCGCCGCGCATCAGCCCGCCCAGATCATGTTCCACAAAGAGCGAAGCACGGCTTCCCAGCGGCAGAAGCCCCGCCGTCATCGCGGTTTCGATCCGCCGCGCCATGGGTGCCAGACACCGCACCACAAGGGCGCGGCTTTCCTGTTCCACGTTGGAATAGGTGCCATGGGTCAGGATGCCGACTGATGTCGGAGGAACCCCGAAGACCCGGCAGATTGCTTCATCCGTCGCCGCCCGCGATGCCAGAAATTCCGCGTCCTTGCTGGAAAAGGAAATCGGCTTCCACTCGATTCCGCTGTCAAGAACGTGAACGGCCCCCGTCCCCGAATCGTCCATGATCTTCGCTCTTATCGCTTCAAGCGATTGAGTGCGCGCCGCACTGCCAATCGGCGCCGGGAAGATCAGCGCGCCCTCAGGCCGGAAGCCCTTTGCCGCCTGCCGCTGCGCCGTGTCTTGCTGGGAAACTCCTGTCAGGAAGGTTTCCCGCGCCTCTTCGACCGGCGAAACCCCCGTCACGCCGTCGCGCCCGATCCGGTTGCGCAGGTGCAGGATATCTTCGGACAACAGCACGCGCTGTCCACCATCGCGCCCCGTCACGTGGTAGCGCCGCACGCCCGCGCGGGTCAGTTCGGCCCGCACGCGGGAAGGATGGATCGGGCGCAACGCCGTGACCTGCCCGCGCGGGTTCCACTCAATTTCCGCATAGGCGTTGTCGTGCATCATCAGACAGGCCACAAGGAATTCGCGCCCTTCATAGGCGGTCCAGCCGTCCACGAATTGATCGTACAGCACAGCGTAAAGCGGATGATCCCGCGCCACGTCTCGCCCACCGGCCGCCGTGCGCAAGTGCAGGCGCAGCGGCACAGAGGCAAGCGCCTGCGACACCACCGAGACACAGGCCAGCGCCGTTGCCAGCCCCCCGGCCCGATCCGCATCCAACGACGCGCGGCCCCCACCGTAGCCAAGGAACTCTGCAACGTAGGGGTCAGAAGAACCCACGACTTGGGCCCGCGTTTCCTGCGCCCGTGTTGCAGGATGCTTGCGATTCCGTTTCATGCCCCAGCCCTCCACAACTCAAGCCGCCGCGCGACAGCCGCACGAAGGGGGAACGCGGGATTGCGCCCGCGCGCATGAATGACGGTCCCGTCATAGGCCGGCCATGCCAGCACAACAGACACTTCAAACAGATCGACGGCCCGCAGCTCGCGCCGCGTGCCAGTCACCGCCTCATCCCGCACGGTGAAGCCGAAGGACATGCCGCCAAGATCGCCGCGTTCGGCCAAGGCCAGCACGTCGCGGCCCGTCTGCGTTTCTGGCAGGTCAAGCGCGAAGGCCAGCCCCTTGGCATCTTCGGACAGGCGCAGCGTTCCCGAACGCGTTCGCCCCAGCACCTTGCCCGCGTCGTGATCGACCAACGCAAGGATATCTGGGTTTGCCCGTAGCGTTGCCGCAAAGGCCCCCGGAAGGATCGTTTCCACGAATTGCCCGCCGATGTTGGCAGGGTTGTTGAAGGTCGCGGCGTAACCTTCCAGCTTGCGGCCCTTCGCACGGACCTCCGCCATATATGCCCGCTTTTCCATCAAATCAGAACCTTTCGCCAAGGCGCAATAAGCGCCAGAACGGCAGGCGGAATGGCAGGACCGGCACTGTCTGGCGCGATGGCTGTCCCGGTATCAAACCAAAATTTGACCATCAGGACGGCGGCTTGCTTGACAGAGGGGTGGCTAAGGTCTTCCTCAGCCACCCCCACCGATTTCAGCCAACCCTCTGCCGCTTCAATCAAGAAGACAAGCGCCTGATCATCATCGCTTGAGTCGATGTGCAGCGCCTCCTTGACACGAACGATAGAGAGAACGGCCATCAGCCAATCTCCATCCAGCGGAAGCCTTCCGGGTGGCGCACGGTCACGTCGCAGTCAAGGAAGGCGTGCAACAGCGCCCCGCCCTTGCTGGCCACGTCGCCGTGGTAGGGGTTCATCAGGATATCGACGCCCGACCAGTAGCCGACATAGAGCGAAGCCCATTCGCCGTAGATCAGGCCCGCCTTGTTGTTGTTCGGCGCGGTGCCAAGGGTCGCGGGAACCTGCGTGCTGACTTCGACGCGCTCGTTGTGGAACGTCTCGGCCATCGGGATAACCCGCCCGGTCCCGGTTTCCTTGATCTTGCGCGCCGCCTTGATGACGTTCGGATGGGTCAGGAAAGCCCGCGTGCCGCTCACGTCATCCACATCAAGCGCCCCGATCAGATCCGCCGTCAGGTCAGACGACAGCGGCCCGCCGGTCAACTTGGTCACGCCCGTATCCGACAGGATGCCGATCGGTTGATCCGTGCCACCGCCCTTGATCGCCGCCGCGTCCAGCGCCTGCGCCAAGAGGAAGGCCAGATCAGCGCGCAGGATCGGGTCAAGCGCGGTTGCCGATTGCAACAGCATCCGGCGCGACACCTCATATTCCGCCGTGACGGTCTTCGGCCCCATCGACTTCTTGGCGAACTTCGCATCCGAACGGTCTGCGCCCTCATGCTCTGCCACCCACGATGCCGTTCCCGATCCCGTCAGGCGCGGCAGATCGACGTTGCCGGTCAGCCCTGCCAGAACGGTTGCGCCCAAGGCTTCAACCATCAGCGCAGGGCGGCGGCGGTCTGTCATGGCGGCAAGCTGGGTGCCGATCAGAGCGGCCCCCGGCCCCGCCGAAGGGGTCGTTGTGGTCAGGGCGCGGCCTTCCATGATCACCGACGCGGGAACCATCACGCCGCGCGTCTTGCGGCCCTGCGACAGTTCGGCGTGAACCTCGCGTTCAAGGCCGGACAGCGAACCGTCCATGCCTTCGGTGATCGCCTTCGCAAGCGAATAGTGGCGCAGCTCACGCGCGCCGAAGTCCTGCGACCCGCCTTCGGCGCGGCGTTCCCATTCGGCCATCTGTTCGGCCCGCTGGATACGACCTTCAAGGGCGGAAACATCGCCCTTGATCGCGTCGAATTCCGCGCGTTCGCCCGCGTCCAGATCGCGGTTTTCCTTTTCCGCCTTGTCCGAGAGTGCCGCCGCGCGGTCGATCTTGGCTGCGCGTTCTTCGCGCAGCGTGTTAAGCCGAGTCATCTTCGATTCTTCCTTTCCGGTTGGTTGAAGATCGACCGGGGCGGACGATGTTTCCCGACGAAGGCCGTCCCGGTCGTTTGAAGACCTCCACAACACGCGCGTTGTGAAGGTAGATAAGATTGATCATCCGCGCAGTTTGATCCCACTCCGGCCTTTGATGCCATTGCAGATAGATCACCCTGCCGTAGGGGGGCGTCGTGGTCATGGCATCCAAGTGCAGTAATCGCGGCCACGCTTTGCACCCAGCATCAAGAATGCTTGGACAGAAAGAACGTCCGTGCGTTTGCGGTAGCCCTCCCAGAGCTGCCCCGAACCCGCCGAGAATCGCGCTTCACACTCGTTCTCAGCATTGAAGACCTCAATCATCTGCCAATTCAGAACGAAGGAAATTTGCCAGCCGAACAACTGTTTGCGCATGGCCTTTGATTCTTCATCGTCGGGGCCTTCAAGCACGGACGCCACAATCATCAATAAGAAATCGCCTGCGGTCTGCTGCATGGAAACAGGGAAGGATTCGTTCACCCCAGCCCGCATCATCCCAAGGTAAGCAGAAACCTCACTGCCTGTTTCCTTGATTTTGGGTTGTAGCATCACGGCGCAGAACAGGCGCAAGATATCAAGGTTCGAAACTTGCGCGATTGTTCTGCCGCTACTCTTGGGAAGCAGACCGTCATCAATCAAGGCCCGCGCATAGGCGTTAACGAACTCTCGCCGTTCACCCAAGATTTCCGCGACATCTTCCACCAGTTCCGAAACGCTTGCCATCTTTCGCCCCATCAGGTTTGGATTTAGATTTGCATAATCCAAATCCAAATGCAAGCCACGCCCATCAAGGAAGCTTTTCCAGATCATCGCTCAGCGACTTCGCCAACGGCAAGGCGACTTGGATGATGGACGTAAGCGGATTGC